CCGCTGCTGTTGGTGATGCTGCCGATCTGCTCGGTCTTGTCTGGATCGTAGACGCTTACTTGAGTCGTCATGCCGCCTCCGTTGGGAATAATCACGTCAGCAACAGAGCGCAGGAACCGCTTGCTCGACATCTCACCAAAGTTGAGGCGGCGCGTGACGATCTTGCCCGGGATGGTGCCGACATAGCCGGTCACTGTGCTGTCCGGCGCATCGTCGCCTGACTCCAGCTCATCTAGCATGAACAGCTTGCCGGCTTGGTTAGTCACAAAGAGGCGGCGCTCGCTGCCGTGCGTTGCCACCAGAAAGTTATCCACGCCAAAGCCGTAAATGTCGCGGGTCTCCCACATGCCGTTGTCGCCGTTGATCGCGTTGTAAATGAAGACGCCGTTGTTGTTCTCCGAACCGGCAAGCGGGCAGGCGAGATAATAGCGATTGTTATACCAAAGGCCGACCGAGTTGTAGACCTGCGAAGCGTTTAGCTCTTGCAGCTTGTCAGCTATGCTGTCGGAAAGCGGGCGGGTGTCGCCGCGCAGCTTGAGGTCGAGGCGGGCGTCCAAGCGGTAGACACCGGCATCGGAGAGGAAATAGACGTATTGCCCGGCCGTCTGGATGGTACGCCGCGCAGAGCAGCCGACTTCATCGGTGAGTAGCGAGAGGTTGCTGACCGCCGTATTGATGTCCGAATCAGATCCATCAATGGCCGATGTCTGGCTGATTTCCGCCAGCCAGATGCTTTTGCGGCAAAAGACCAGCGCCGAGTTTTCGACCCAAGCGTGAACTGCGACCACTTCATCGTTACCGCCAGAGTTGGCGCGGAAAGACTGCCAGAACGGATCGTAAAGGTTCGGATCTAGGATGTCCGACAGCATGACCTGATCGCGGCCGTCCGGCAGAATCATCCTGTTGTTGATATAGCTTGCCCAAGCAACACTCGGCATGCGGCGATAGGTCACACCTTCAGCCGGAACACCACCGGGACTGCGGACAAACGTGGTGCTGGAGCCATCCCAGTATAAGGGCGCCTTCACTCGGCGGGCTGTCCGTCCGCTGATCGTGCTGTCGCTGGCCGTGCCGCTTGGGACCGTGATGGTGAAGCTGTCGGTGGCGACCGTCTGGATGTCGTATTCGTGACCGTCAAAGGCCGGGACCGTGCTGCCCTCCAGACGAATGCGGGCGCCGACCGGATAGCCGTGTCCGGTGAGGTTCACCGTTGCCGTGGTAGTGCTCACCGAGATGCCGCCAGAGGTCAGGACGCGGCTGGCATATTCTTGGCGACTATTATCGGCGAGGCGCAGCAGGTAGAGCCGATTGACAGCCTGCACCATGTGAACCTTGTCGCTCGGCTCCACGATCTCGTCGGGCGACGAAGGGTAGGAGATGCGAGCGGACAATGCGCTGAAGGTGATGTTAAAACCATCGTTGGTCACGATCTCGTCGCCGGTATTCGTCACCCATGTCCCGGCCGACCACACCCCGGCGACATTCTCGCTGTCATCGAGGAGCTGCGTGTAGGCGGCATCGCTGCCGGCTAGAACGACAATCTCATTACTGTTCACCGAGTCTGGCGATCGGTAGACGCAGCTTGCAAAGACGCCGCCGGTGTAGACCGAGCGGATGATCGGCTCGTTGGGCGAAGCAGTAAGAACAAACGGCACCGTCAGCGGAGTCGCCGCGATGCTGATATTCTCGGCCATACGCTTGGCGCCCTTGCGGACCTGCGCCACACCGCGATCCAGACGCATGTTCTCCGAGAGCTGCAAGACACCAGCAGGCAGCGTCAAGGGATTCAACCGACTTGCAAAGCCGATGAACCCTTGATCGCCGTCGCGGATGACTTGGTCGGAGAGGGCCATGGGTTAGCCTTCGTAGGCGATGTTGATCGTTCCGGCGTCGAAGGTGTCGGTGCCGTTGACGGTGGTGACGCGGATGCGGTCGAGGGCCCCGGAAAGCGTCAAAGATCCTCCACTTGCAAAAGTGTATCCGCTTCCCAGCTTCCCAACCGCCGACATGACCCATGAATTGCCAGATACAAGCGTCAACGTGGCGTGACCTATTAGTGCTTCGCTCGCCGTTGTCCCGTAGACTGAAAATCCAGAGGTTGCAGACTGCGTGGCTGTTGTTGTTCCAAACGCAACGCTTTGGCTGTCATAACCAGACGTTACAAAAGAACCGGCGCCGATCTGGATTAGCTTTCCACTTGTCCCATTAGTGCTAACCCCGTTAAACATCACCGTAATCCGCCTCACCCAAGACGGAATCCCAGTAAAATCAATCGCCGTTCCGCTCGTAGACGCAACCGCTGTCGCCAGCGTATAGGGCTGCGACAACATCGCTGGAAGCACCTTTGCGCTACCAATCGCCGTCACCCCCGCATTGCTAATCGTCACATCGCCGGTCACGTCAACAGCCGTGGGCACATTGCTGCCGTTGCCGACAAGGATCTGCGCGCTGTTGAGGGCTGCTAGTTTGCTGTGAGCAATCGCCGCCGAGGCGCTGATGTTGGCATTTGCGATGTCGCCGCGCACGACGGAGGCGGCAATGCGCTTGGTCACGCCGGACTGCTCAATGGCAAAGTCGTCGGTGCCGTTGATCGTGGTCGCTTGCGTAAGTTGGCTGATGGTTTTTGCTGGCATAATTTATAGTGCGGCTTTGAGGCGGCTTTTGAATCTCGCGGCATCAGCCGCCGAGATGTCTGTTTTGCGGTTTGGTGAAATTTGCTGGTGAGTGACCACCATGTTCAGCGGGATGCCCCACTTCTTCATCCGAGGCGCCAGATACTCGATGGCGCTGTCCATCGCTGCGTCTTCCAGAGGACGGTCGTAGGTGTTGCCTTCCCAACTCACGCCGAGGCTCCAGCTATTGAGATCCTTGCGGCCCTGCCAAGAGCTGACACCTGCATGCCACGCCCGGTCAGTGTCGTTACAGAATACTGTCCTGCGTCCATCGCGGGCGATGAGGACGTGGTAGCTCACTTTAGACACCGGGTTGGCGATCCACTCGACACCACCAAGGTAGCTTCCGTCGCTGTGATGCAGGACAATCGCCTCCGGCTTGATCTTGTTCGGCTGCTTGTTCGGCGTGAAGCCGCGCGTCTCGGTGTAGGTCTTCTGCGGCGGCGCGACGATGTAACTCTGAGTGGATGCGGAGGCAGAGCTCGGCAAGGCATGCGCTGGGATAGCGTCTGACTGCTTGCCAAATAGTCTCTTTATCCAGTTCCACATCACTTCGCGTAACCGTCAGCCTTTTGTTTGAAGAGGCGATCTACCGCTGCCTGACTGAGCCCCTGCCAGTTCGGCTTGTAGGCCACCACGACGCGGGCCTCGATGTTGCCGAGCTGACCGGCGCGCATGTTGCCCATGTCGGACGGTGGGATCGGAACGCTAACGCACCCAACCACAAGAGCAGCCCAAGCTAACGCAAGGATCGCAGTGGCAATGAACTTCGGGGCGCGGCGCATGGTTCTTTCAGATGCGGCTATCGGCGTCCTTGGCAACGACCAAGCCCCACGCTGCGGCAAGCGAAGCGGCGAGCATGCCGATGTCAGGCAGGTTTCCGGTGGCCAGATATTCCTTGGCTCCGGTGGCGATGGCGATGGCTGCGGTGAGCAGTCCGAGGGTTGTAGTTTTCCAGTTGCTTCGTTTCATGGTTTTTCTCCTTTTCTCCTATAGTCCCGAAGGACCGAAAGTAATGTGACGACACCGATGGCAAGACCGACCAGAAGGCCGGCGATGCGCAGGTAGACTTCGATCTGGGCAACAATGGACACGGCTACCGAAGTGCTAGTCGCAAACGTCCCGATCAGCCCTTTCTCAACCGTTCCTAGATGCTGCTCCGCGCTCATGTTGAGTTACTTCTTGTAAGCGATGACCGATCCGGCGTGCAGCTTGATGGCCGTGAAATAGCCGTCGATGGTTACGCCGGCCGGGATGGCGATGGCGCTGCCGCTGGTCACGTTGGCAATGCCGGTGCCGTTGCCGGTGAGCACTTCAAACTTGGTCGCGTTGTCGAGGCTGTCGATTGAGACAAACTCGCCGTCAACTTGAGTTGTTCCGGTGATGAGTTGTGATCCGCTGGTGCGGTTCGTTATGCGGTTATTAGGGAATCCCATAGTTTTGATTTGTTAGCTGTTAGTAAGGGCCGACCTGCGCGGACCACCGGCGAGGCTGGCGTTGTTGGAAAATGACCTTGTCCATTTCGCCGACGAGGTAGGTCTCGCCGCGCTGGCGCATTAGCTCGGCTTTGTCGAGCTGGCCGTCTTCAGTTTGTAAATCTGCCGTCAGCTCAAACTTGATGTAATCGGCGAGAAACTGCGGGACGGTCTGCGCGAGCGCCGTGCTGGTCGTGGCGCTGATCTCGGTCGGCGTCAGGCGAAAGCGGACGTAGACTTCGTCGGGGCAATCCTTTGGCAGCCGGACCTTGTCCACGTCCACCCAGAAGTTGATCTCACGCGGCGCGGCGTGGGTGTTCGGGTTGTCCTGGTAGACGGTGAAGAGCGTGCCGATCTCGGTCTCACCGGCTTGGGCCAGATCCAGATAGATGTCGTCATCTACGCCGGTCTGGACGGTGCGCTGCTCGATGCGGACGAGGTCTGGCCAATCGAAAAACTCCCATGCGGCGCGCAGGTGGATGTCGAGGTTTGACAGCATGATCGTCTTGGTCGTGCTGCTCAAATTATCGACACTACTTCCGTCAAGGCCGGCGCGGCTGGCGGCGTTCAACAAGATGCTCTGAACAGAAACGGTTTTCATCTCACAGGGGCACTAAGACTCGGAGGGTTCGGAAAAGGCAGTTAGTTGCTGCTCGATGTCTCGGGCGATGGGCAGGATCGCGGCGGCGGCGTTGAGCCCGCCGGTCTTCACGGCGAGATCCAAGCACTGCATGACCAGCTTGGCCTGCTCTTCGCTGATGATGACTTGCTTACTCATTGCTCGGAGCCTCCTGTTGCGCGGCCAGCCAAGCCTGTGTAGCGGGAATCGCGGCGAGAACAGCGGCAAACGCAGCGGCCAATTCGGGAACTTCGTTCAGCGCTGGATAGAGCGGGCAAGAAAGCCGTTGCACTTTGTCGCCTGTGGCCAGTTCGCCGTCTGCGGTCGCGGGCAACAGTTCGACCGTGATGCTTCCGCCGTCGGTGGTCGGATGAATCGCGTTAAGCGAATACAGATGGAGCTTGTCGTAGACCTTTGCGGCCACGGCAGGCACTTCGATGGGTGTTGGGTTGGTTAGCATAAAGATTACGCGATGAGGCCAAGTTCTTGCAGACGATCAATGATGTCGTTGATCGCGGTGCGGGCTTCGGCGTCGATTGTGCCGCCGCCTGTTGGGTCGGCTACGGTTGCGGGACGATCCACAGGGGTCGCGCCGTAGAAACCAAGAAGCGAGGATGTCGCGGAGCCGATCTTTATGCCGCGAAGTGTGCCACCGCCGCTTCCTGCTTCAGCGTCGATGATAAACTCGTTGGACGCCCAGCGGAAGTTGGCGCGTTCAAAAGACGTTGTGCTGGTGAACGTGTTAAAAATACGGAAGGATTGTGCATTGCCAGCGTTTCGGATTCCTGTGTCGTTTGCTGCTTCTCGCACGATGGATTGAGCAGCGTTGCCGCCGATTCCAAATGTGATGGATGAAGACACAGAAAATGTAGAAGGCCCAAATTCTGCGTTACCCGCGCTAAAAGTAAGCGAGTTAGTAGCCCTTCGATAAAAGCCAACTCCTTCTGTGCCTATGCGAATAGCTCCATTGTTTGATCCACTTGCACCGTCAGAAGACACTGTCAAAACAGAACAACTCAACGGCGCATCCGCCGAATCATCCGCGAGCCGCACTTGCAGGGTTGTCGAGGAGCGTTTGAGGGCGGGGAAGCTGCTTGTTGTGCCGCCGAATTGGAGGCGACCAAAATCTGATTGCGTGTTGTTAGACAACACCAAAGTCCCATTTCCATCTACAGGTCGAAGCAGTGTTGAGCCTGTCCAGCCAAAAACGCCAGTGGATATTCCGTGTAAAATGCTTCCTCCAGTCGATATAGAAAGCCGTGTTATTCCATCCGTCTGAAACTCCAAAGCCCTCGCGCTGCCCGTGCCGCCCTTCTCCGTGCCGATCTGCAACACGTTGCTCGACCAGCGCATGAAGCCGCGCTCGTAGTTGGATGCGTCCGTGAAGGTGTTGTAGAGCCTATACGCCTGTGCGTTTGCTCCATTTCTCTGCTCAATTATTCCAGCACCACCGCGAAAAATACCCGTGTCAAAACCCAAGCTGGTCGGAGCACCGCTTGTCACCCATCCGTAGCCGCCGTCGCTTTCGTTGAGCAAAATGCTGTTGTTGTGAAGTAGTCGTGTGGCCCCTTGAGAGAAAAACGACAGTCGATTTAGTGAACCAGTTGCGCGGACGTTTATTCCTGCGTTTGCGCTTCCAATAAATCCGTCGCGGCCAATGTTGACGATTGAAGTTCCGCCGACTTGGAAATCTGCTAGGAGTGATGCCGCCGCACTTGCCGTATTAGTCACGTTGAAACGCAACCCCGTGAACGTCACCGCCGCATTGTTCCATGTCTGCGAAAGGTCGAGCACAGGCGCACTCGCGGTGATCGTGCCGTTGTTCGCGTTTAGCGTGGTCGCGGCTATCGTGTTGCGGGTGGTCGAGCCGATGGCGGGCGGTGCGGCGAAGTCTTCGGTGCGGGCGATGGTGCCGTTGCCGTCCGGCCATGTGAGCACGCGGTTCTGTCCGGCGGTGATGCTGCCGAGATTGAATTGGCCGGTGCGCGTGGTCGAAGCCTCGTCGTAGAGCGTGAAGTTCGCATCCGAGAAAACGTCCGGCATGGTGCCAGCGTATGTGTAGTCGGCGTCCCGCGATGATCCGGCGGTCGCCGTGCGGATGTAGATGCCGGCCTGCTTGCGGCTGACCGGCCA